TTACACTTTATAGCCATCAGGATTATTTTTTTGCCAGTTCCACGTGTCACGCATCATCTCATCAAGACTGTGGGTCGCCACCCAACCCAGCTCTTTACGTGCCAGAGACGGGTCAGACCAACACTCAGCAATATCTCCCGGCCTTCTTCCAACAATCTTATAGCTGATCTTCTTTTGTGACGCTTTTTCAAAGGCTTCAATAAGATTAATAACGGAATAACCGATACCGGTACCGAGATTAATGATCTTATATGCCGCACCTTTATCCACGGAATCCAGCGCCGCTAAATGGCCGGTTGCCAGATCCATCACATGAATGTAATCACGCACACCTGTACCGTCTGGGGTTGGATAGTCATTGCCGTATACCGACACGCTCCCCAGCTTCCCAATTGCCACCAGGGAAATATAAGGAACCAGATTGTTAGGGATACCACCAGGATCTTCGCCAATTCTGCCTGAGGGATGTGCGCCAACAGGGTTAAAATAACGCAAACAGGTAATGCGGAACTGGGGCTGTGCGCGTGAGAAATCCGCCAGAATCTTTTCAACCATCAATTTTGACGTGCCGTACGGGTTAGTGCAGTCACCTGTCCGGGATTGTTCACTTAACGGGATTTTTTCCGGGTTACCGTACACCGTAGCGGAAGAACTGAAAATAAAGTGCTTCACCCCAGCCGCTAACATCTCATTGAGTAAAACCTGGGTACCCGTGACATTATTTTCATAATAGGCAAGCGGTTCTTTGATTGACTCGGAGACCGATTTTAATCCAGCAAAATGAATAACATCGGTGATGTTATGGCTGGAGAATATAGTTTTCAGCACGTCTCTGTTCAGTATGTTATCAATGTAAACCACAGGCTTTTTCCCGGTAAGCTCTGCGACCCGGTCCAGCGATTTTTGTGAGGAATTCGAGAGGTTATCGATGACAACAACGTCATCCCCTCTCTCCAGGAGAGTCAAAACGGTATGTGAACCAATGTAGCCAGCTCCACCAGTAACAAGAATTGCCATACAGTCTCCAAATATATTTGGTGTAAACAACTATTGATTTACCAATGCTACTGTTATTAACGGATTATATTAACGCTACCCTGCAAGCGCGTTTTTTCTGTATTTAACCATCAATTTATAGTTAACTTTTTTCAGCGCTGAAAAAAAACTGAATTTATTGATTTTACTATCATATACAATGAAGTTATCTGTGAAGTTCAACGTATGCACGCCATCGCTCTGATTGATGCCAGAATTTATCTGTTCAATAAGATTCTCAACAAAGCTGTGAGCGTTAAGCGTGACTAACTCTTTTATATAAACTGACTTACCGTAGCTTTCCGGGGTGCACTCCTGAGTAAAGAAGTACGTTTTACCATTTACCCTGCAAGGTGCGCCTGCCCCGCGATGATACGGATTCGAAATGTGTAGCTCTGGGGTTATTTTTTGCCACGGCCCCGTAATATCATTGGCTGTATGGATAACCAGTTCATCATCCATCGTAGTGGATGCCAGATACAAAACCCCATTCAATTCAAAAAGAATGTTATCCGTTAACGCGATATCAGAGATTAAAACCTTGACCTGGCGCCAGTGCACAGGGAAATCAGTGGACTCGAATAAAATAACCTCTTTTCTTTCTGATGATTCAGGGATCATGAAAAGCTTATCATCACTTTGATATAAAAAGGGAAATGATAAATGGCACTTTATGTTATCGAACCCTTCGAGTTTTACATCCTCAAGCTCATCAAGTTCGGCATTCAGTATCCGGCAGCGTAATGTTCCCTGCGAATCCCGAAAGTTCATCGCTTCATAAAAAACGTAAACTTTATCGTCTTTTTCAATAATGAAAGGATCGGCCTGAAACGTATATTTCTTTTTAAGCTGTTTAGTCCTGGCATGACTCAGAATGTCCAGAGTGTTAGCAGGAAATGCATGTGAACGGTTATTTTTAGCAATCAAAATATCCCAGGATTCATGGAAAAAAAGGGATTTAATCAATCGTTTTGCTTTAGCTTGCATTCGCGCCTGCACCTTTATCCGTTTCGCTATAGGTGGTTCTTGTACGCCAACATTGACAGCCATTTTAAAACATAGCCATCAGTTCATTTTTTGTCCAATAGTAAAAATAGATGTCGGGACGTGACAGCGACAGCGTGAGGTTGTTCTAAGGGGTTGGTGCAGGCAGGTATGGGTGAAGGGATACACTAAAAGGAGGCGTTACGGGGTGACTGTACGTTGAATATATAGGCAAGTGTAGATTTAGCGAAGAAGGTTGGGACTTCTCAGCAATCAATAGAATAGCTTGAGAACGGAAAGACCAAGCGCCCTGAATTTTTACCAGAACTGCTTCAGATCTGGGCGTTAATGTAGATTGGTTATTGAAAAGTTCCCCGGATTCGAACATAACTTATGTTGCCCCAAACAATCCTAAAGGAAAGTATCCATCGATAAACCTGGCCAGCACTGGCGTATGCTCGGAAGCTTGTGAGTCGTACTATCTGAAAGATATTGCAGAATGGTACCGCAGTGATAACCATTTTCATGGAGATGGTTTCTGATTCCGGATTGAAGGTGATTCTATGGCATCTTCTGTCGGGTAAGACATTCCTGAGGTAGGCACAGGAAGAGGAACAATTAATGGAACCTTAGTGGTTACAAATCTGATTGATGCGAACGAGGCGTCTTTCACAAAATTGGTAATTGATGGTGGTCAGAGGTATTTATAAGGACCTTATTCCTTTGTGGCCGATGATTCCCATTAATGGTAATGGCAAGATTATTGGTGTTGTAGCTGAAGCCAGGGAGAAGTTCATATGAGACGCTCTATAATTGCATTCATACTTATGTCTTTGCCTTTCATGTCCTATGCAGACTGTTGGATCATTTCAGGCCTTAAAGGTAAAGCTTCATTTAGCCAGGACGAATATGAATTTATTGATGACCAGATAACGGGTGCTGCTTTCAAGATGATCATTAATGACGATAAGGCATCAGTAACAACTCTCTCAGGCGAACCTCTCTCAGATATGAGGTATGTCCCACTCTCAAGCAACACCATCGTAGGTAGCTATCAGGCAGGTGGTGGCATCACTGTTGAGACATGGTCTGTCACAACAGATAAAAAAGTAATGTATACAAAGGTTATGAATATTCCTGCTTTTCAGCAGATAACATCGACGAAGTCTTTCATTGGCGATATAGCTGGAAAATGCGATAAGTAGCCCCTTCCGGTCAGTTCCATCATTTTTCAGGTCGAATTTCTTACCGAGCACACAAGCAAAGTTGACGCGATTATTGGTCGGAATGTCACAAATACGGCGCAAGAGGAGAATGTGATCTACTTGGATGTTAGGTAATCACTTGATTTGAGATGGTGCGATAATAGGAACAACACCTAACCATCAATCACCATGATTTAAATGAATTTTTATGTTTTCGATTTTCGCACATACCCCCAAAAGTACCCCCACATTATTTTTCGTCTCAATTTTGGGATATGCGCTTACCAGCAAACACAGCTAACGCCGTGGTGATGGTTTGCGCCAGTGGTACTCTTGCGCGGTCATGCGTTGACGATAGCGCTCTTTTGCTGCGAGCGTACCGGCTACCCGACACCGCAATTCAAGCTTGTCAGCAGCATTTAGCGTAATTCCCTGCTGTGCTGCCATCTCGGCTATAGCAGACTCGATCAGTTCTGATTTCAGCATGAATACTACCTCGCAAATATTGTTGATGTGACATGTCACCGTGCATATTGTTAGCCCATTAACCGGCGATAAGCCTCTCCTGCTTCTTCTGCGGTAAGGCTTGTGGTCTCCGCCCTAATCGGCCCGCCGTCCTTGCCTGTAGTCTCGACTTTCAGTTTATTGGTGTAAGCATCTCCGCACTCTTTGGCTGCCTGCTCAATAAGTTGCGCCGTCAATGCGTAGTTTTTTATCGCTTCGGCTCGGTTTGCCATGCGATCCAGCATTCGCAACCGGTACGCTTTGTTAGCGATCGGGATATCGGATATTTCACTCTGGAACCGGGCGCGAGTGTGGTTAAAGAGCTCGACCCACTTTTGGCTAAGATTTTTAGCCATCGTATTTTCGGGGTTGTAGGCAGATATCTGCTGCCGGGTAACAACAATGCCAAAATCTTGTTTTACAAGTTCGACGATTCTTGATGGTGGTTCATAGCAGGCTAAAGATTGAATAATCATAACTTTAGCCATAGTTGGTAATGCTGCCATCGCTCACCTTTTGACAAAGGAAATCAAAGTAGCGCGCTGAGTTCTGACCTCTCGCGACGCTACTCAAAGTTACAGATCACGCCATCTGACCGTTACCCTACGTTATGTCGCAAGGTTTCCGCTGCGCGAGATTCTTCGCTGATCGCACTTTCTCCGAAACTGCCAATGCCATCTGGGTCAGGCTGCCCGTTGATATCATCCAACCAGGTACGAACCTCACCATTCTGGCTGGTAGAACGCTCTTCAGGTTTCAGTTTTACTATTTTGCTCATTGTGGTTTTCCTGTATTGCTGCCACCGGACTGTACGCCGCCGTGAATGTGGTTAATCTGGCTGATACCATTCGCTGTCTGGTCGCCAGTCGATGTGATTGTGCCGTTTACCTGCACGGGCCCATTAAGGGTGATCTGTGGGCTGGTAATGGTGACGGCTCCACCAGCGGCCACCTCGATGAATGCTGAGCCATCATCGGTACGAAGCTGCGCGGCGCTGGTGCTGATGCCGCTGATTTTCTTCACCTGCGACTGCGGGCCGGGGATAACGAACGCATCAGACAGATCCAACACTCTCCCGTCAGCCCTTTCCTGTACGCCGCCGTTTTGCCACCAGAAGTCAATCGAACGCGAAGAGAAAACAATGAGACACTCATCACCTTCTTTGATAGGAAAGGTCAGGGTCACACCACCACCACGAGGGAATACAACCGGCAAATCAACCAGAATTGGATATCTGACTGATTCATATTGATGGTCCTCCGCAACGGTACCAGGCTTCATCATTTGGGCAATTATCGCCACGTCAACATCACAGGTTACTGTTTTTGGGTCAAATGATCTGACAATTCCAGGCAAGACATTTTTCACAGCAGCGGCACTATTGATCTGCATTTGGTTAAAAGTATCTTGTTCATTTACAGGTCGAATAAATGGCATAGATCCCCCATCAACCTGAAATACGCTTACAGTCAAACGAACCAATAATGCGAGGTTCACCCATATTTCCGCGAATCAACTCAACATTAAGCCAGCGTTTATTGCTTCCGTTCGGGTGAATGTATTCAAAGCCGTACATATTCCCATCACTTGCAGGCATCAATGTCATCTCAACTTTGAGCCCTTCATTACCAAGCTCGGTAATTTTTTGAGATGTTACCATTTCCCCATTAACTCTTGTCATTTCGCCGACTTTGGCAACAAGATTGAAGTTTCCACACTGTGAAATTACTGTTCCAGTATTTGCAAAAGCATTAGCGGAAAGTATCACTGATAATAAAATGAATGTTTTTTTCATACAGTTACCACTTATTTAGTGTCTCACCAGAATAAATATCAGTGGCGCCACGAGCTTCACAGGCCAGATCCATATACCACGCCTGCCCTCTGGTATCACCGGTATAATTTATATACCGAACCTTATAAACACCGTCAGTTGCAATGCTGGCAGGTTGAGAGGTTGGTGGCGCATCAATCAGGTTTCCATTGGCATCCTTGATCTTCGTTATTGGTACAAGGTTGCCATCAATATCTTTTTCGACAAATCGCCCACTGAATATATCTTGATTCGACAATGGATTGCGGTACACCGACGCCTGATCCAACTGAACAAGCCCATTCAGTTGAATACCTGAATTGATTAAACAACGTACATTAACCCCTGCTCCGATAGTTTGCTGCGGCATGCCCACCAGCCCGGTATTTGAGTTTAATACTACGGCCTGATGTGCCGCTGTATCTCTGGCAATCATGTCGACCTTGCCGTAACTAAACTGCCAGGTAGCCTTACACTGCGCTGCTACCTCATCAAGATAGTTATGCACGTAACCAAAGAAAGCTCGCCCGCGAGGAAATATCGTTGATGGAAAAACCGGAGTGATACCGCGCCCGATACCATAGGGTTCCAGGCTCGTCATGAGAAGGTTATAGACGTCTTCAGTGGTGTAGCCTTTCTGAATGGTCGTACTGACGAACGCGCTGACAAACGCTTCTTCTGAATCACAGGCCTGCACGAGAATCCAGGAATCGACGAGATTATCCTTACCGGTCACTGTAAAACGGATATCACCGCTAAAGATCATCCCATAGTTTTGCCCATTGGTTTGGCCTACCTGATCAGGTGAAATCTCCCTGGCGACACCAACTTCACTCGCCTGAACATCCTTAGCCAGGCCATCATATCCCGCTATCAGCACAATCTTGGCAAACTCGCGTTGCATAATACGGTTCTGAGTGGTGGGTGAAAGGTTGTAGATCTTGACCGTCGCGACAGCCGGCCATTTGTTATCGTTACGCTCTATATCAAAGGTAACTTTAAAATCGCTCAGGCTTATACCTTTGCCATTTTCATCAATGAGCTGTAGCTCAAAATGGCGCATCCAGTTATATGACATTTAGCACCCTCCGATTTTAGAAATATTCATCATCTTTATCTCTCACAACGTGGGTGATGGCGTCACGATATTTACCCGTGTCATACAACGGTTTTGCCCCAACGGTGCTGGCTGGTTCTTTTGCTGCCCGTCGTGCCATTTCAGCTTTGGCACCTTTTCTGCCTTTACGCGCTCTTGCCTCAACCGTACTATCGGCAAGCGGAGTGAAGTTCGCATTCCTGATAAATCGATGAACACCCTGAACAGCTAATCTTCCGGCTTGGTTTAGTGCGTTCATTGCCGCAGCGTCCTTACCTGCGAGCGCGGCCTGAGCCGCAACTTTAAGTGCAGGCACCGTCTGATCTTCTACAGATTTAACGCCAGGTACGAGATGTGGGCGCGGGGGGATATTTTGCGCCGGTGAACCGTATTCGTTGACGTAACCGATCCCGGCATTACTGAATGATGAATCTTCCCTGCTGCTGGCAGCTTCAGGTATGCCCACCAGCACCTCTTTCTTGCCAATCGATTTGAGCGCGTCGAGAATAGCTTGAGTATTATCCACCCGCGTTGTTACACCGCTTTTCATTACGCCCCCTCAGTAGCAATCGTTGCTAGAGCTTTCGCCACCAGCCCACGGGCAATTTGATGGACAGACGGCGCTACGCCAATATCGGAGCGCTGGCGTTCGCGCTCCTGGATCTTGCAGATTGCGGCGAACTGGTCGCCAGAGAGTAATACCGGCTTAACGTTTGGCTTTTTCATCCTGTTCACTCCAGAACCGTGCGTTTGCTTCGTTGAGGTTTGCATTGTTTCGACAATCGCGATCGAAGTTATTGCGGGCCTTTGCCGCCTCAAGGTCTTGCCGGGTCAGCATCGGACGGCGCGTGCTCTGTGGGTTGCCTGCTGCTAATTTTGGGTTGTATGTAGCCATGCTGATCACTCCTTACTTTGTACGGTGCCAGAAGCTGGCGTTATCAGTGTTGATCTGACGGAGAGAGTCGCCAGTGGTGAGCGTCTTCGGCGATACGTTGTTGGCCTTCATGTAGTCGCCCACCTGCTCCAGCACGTCGATAGCCTGATCCAGCGGGATTTCTGACAGCGGGGTCGGGTGTACGGCGCTGAACGCCTCAACAGGGGCATAGCGCAGCACATCGAGCGCGACAATGCGTGGGTCGGCATCGGGCAGGGCTGAATCGTACTTCGGCGCTACAGCGCGTACCAAGCGCATGAACTCAGCGTTCATGGCCGTTGGTGCTGTAGACGTTGGAGAAGCGCCACTACCACTTCGGGTAATCATGTCACTATCGCGGGTATACATACGACGCAAGCGGTCACCGGTTGCGATGCGTGTAGCGCGTTCCTGTTTAAGCGTCGTTGCAAGATTTGCAATGATAGCTGCCACTTGTGCGTTACAGGCAAATGCGGCTTCGCTTCCATCCGCGAACGTAACCACCCCACTTTCACCAGTGATAGAGATATTTGAGATTTCTTGCATGGTTCAATACCTTATTGATTGTTCGAATTCTGATCATTGCATAATTTGCAATATTAGTAAATATCGTTGCAAATATTGAAATAACAAACCAGCGTGGTACTATGGCTTTGAGTCACCATTGTGTGATTGCACAATCATGGTTAACAAAAGCCCGCGCCTCTCCAATCGTGGGCTTTTTCTTTTCTACCCAGCTACGTTGCTCTTTCCCTCATCTGTTACTTAAAAAATCGATTCCACGCCCGGTATACCCTTCAATCCCGCAAGCTATGCGCTTGCCAAGCCCATCATGTATACAAAACCGGGCAAAAATACATTGAGGGGTATACAGCCATAGTCCAGCAGTGGCGGGGGTTAGGAGGCATTGATTATCAATGCGTGGGGTGTGATAACTTTTTGTGGATTTATTCAGCAAAAACACATCGGTGTATCCGGTGATGCGGTCAGAGCTCTGACACGTTCCTCTCATGGTGATCGGCGGAAAAGTCCGCCGATGCTGATGCTGGCCTAACCTGCTTTCGATGTTTTCGTTTTAGAGAAAACGCTATAGATAAACAAAAACATGTTGGTTCAGTCGGTTCAGTTGGTTCAATTTGTAAAGATTGTTGTTTTGTAAGGATTATTTATTGATGGGTGAACCAACAAAGCCATGTTTTGAACCAACAAACGCTATTTTCGTGTTGGTTCAGTGGGAAAGATTTACAAGCCAGCCAGAAAAGGGCGTTGGTTCAATAGCGGCATTTGTTGGTTCAAAATGGGCGTTTGTTGGTTCAGTGTTGGTTCACTTATGAGCATATAAACATATTAAATACATACAGTTATATTAATTAAGTAGTTACTGAACCAACTGAACCAACAAAAAAACATCTCGTATGTGTGTTTTATTCTTCGCACTCTATCTCGTCGGGTCGTAGCTGGAGCACATAAACGTTTATCTGGCGTCCATCAATTCGCGGGGATTTACGCTGATACCCCCTTCCGCTGGCTGGCGGTTTCAGCACCCCAGCCCCGGCAAGCACACGGGCAAACTGTTTAGCATTAAAGCCCTGCGCTATCTCCTTTTCGAACGCAGCCGGAAAGGTGTAGAACACTACGGGGCTTTCGTCATGCTCGCCTTTCTGACGGTATCCGGCTAAATCCCGGATCGGCATGTCAGCCGGGCTATACGGGAATGGCGCGAAACGGCTCAGGCCGTAGGCATTAAGAAACGCCTCCGCCTGCTCGATGATCTGCTTATGCTCACGGTTCCCCGTGCCGAACTCTTTTACCCAGGCGTTAAAGCCATGCTGGATAGCGTCACGGCTTTCCTGCTCCCCCCAGCCAGTAACAGGCATCCCCAACACCAGAGCCGCCTCCAGAATGGCGAACCGCTCGCCTACACGGTGAACCTGTTCGCCATAATCAGCAGGGATAAGACTGCGCCAGCGCTCTTGCGCAGCTTTGACGGCTTGCTTTGATTCCAGCTGGTGGCCTGCAAGCCATTTAATCCATTCACGGCCTGCGGCTCCGTGGTTCGCCTGGTAAGCCTCTTTGAGTGCGTCAGCGTGCTGTTTGCCGTTCTGGTACTCATGGTGCGTTACTGATTTCTCCATCGGTAAATTAAGCAGTCGCACCAGTTGCCCGGCCTTAACTTTCAGCCCACCAGCAGAAAGAAACGTCTCAATGTCCATTTCCCCGGTACTGATCGCCACGGTACGCCAGCGCTTTAACTCTCGGTTGCCGCCCTCCTTAGCTCCCTGTAGTTTCCCGGCACCGTTAAACAGCGTGTAGGCGGACGTAGCAACGTCTCTGGCACTGCTACCCTGCCCCACCTCGTCCAGCGGCAACAGGCTATCATTATGCGCTTCCGCTTCGTTGGCGATACCCAGCGCAGTACCGTACCAAGTAAGGCGCAGGGCATCCGGTTCACCGTATAAGCTGCTGGCAATGTTGGCGGTCGTTGTCTTCCCTGCGCTGGACTGTTCGAAAAGATGAACGCCGAACCCGTCAGCGCCAACAAGCCCGATCAGCGGCGCAGACAGCGCAGCAGCAACACCCAGCATCATTGATGGGTTGCCCAGCGCAAGACGCGCCACCGAATCCCGCCAGCTTTCCGGCGTTCCACTGACGGTATAGCCCCCAGCCGCCGCGCTGCGCCCACTGAATAGCAGGGGAATGTCCGGATCACCGATGACAGCACCGTCCGGCATGATGTATGCCCCGCTGTGCCAGCCAGTAGTGTGGCTGATACGCCACTCCTGCCCGGTGCCGCTACGCTGAAGCCAATCGGCTAAAATTGCCTTTAATGATGGTTTGGTTGTTACACTAACCCCTCCATTCATTATTGTTTCCCACCCGGTGCGGTTGCCGATATTCCCCCACGGAATAGCCATCGTTACTTTTACCTTCGAACCGGGCATATCCCAGCGCATGATCAGAAAGCGCTGATTAGAGCTATCACTTCCGCCCCCGACAACCTCCAACGGAGAACACAACCACGCCTCAGTATTGATAATTTCCCCTGTGTCTTTATCCACTTTCGGGGTGATCCAGTGAATGCCATCCGCACGGCTCTCTACTCGCGGTTTCAGATCATCGTCGATACCAGGTTTTGTCTTGCCACCGTCGATAGCTGTCAGTGTCGCACCCACTTTCTTACCCTCCGGTTGGTACATTGAGGCGTTAAATGCTGCCGTGGCCGCTTCGAGGCCGTATTGCTGGTGGTAGTCGTTCCAGTCCGCTTTATAGTCCACTGGTGGAATGGAAACCCAGCCAGAAACAGCTTTCGCGGCTTTCTCTGCGGCCTCCCTGCCTGTGTTAACTTTCACTCCTCCAATTCCGTCACTTTCGCCGCTCTGATCGTTATCTGCGGCAATGATGATCTGCGCGTTCGGGTAGCTCTGACGCATCGCCATCGCAACAGCGGGGAGGTTCCCGGCGTCAATTGCGGCCACCGCCAACGCATCAGGTCGCATATGCTGACCGGATATGACTGTCGCCAGCCCTTCCCCGATCAGCACTACATCCGGCGTATCAACGCAACCTAGGGCAAAGAAAGAGCCTTTTTTTACCGTGCCAGCCACCAGCCGCTTACTACCATCAGGTTTAATGACCTGCGCCCCGGTAATCGCCCCGGCGACGTTCGTCAGCGTGATCAACATCGAGCCATCAGACAGCAGCGGGAAGGGGCGCTGTAGCCCCTTTGATGTAAGGTAGGCAGACTGCTCGGGCACAGCTTTGGCAGCCATCCCTGCCACTTTGCTGGTTATGTCCGTTTGAGGCTTCTCTCTGGCTGGCTTCGGCTCCGGCAGCGGCAACGCCATCACTTCCGCCACCATCACTGCCGCCTCACGCGCACCACATTGCTTGGCCTTAATGACCAGATCCAGCCCCGTACCTGCGCCACAATGTGAGCAAAAGTAAGTGCCTCGTCCGTCCTTGTCGTCGAAGCGATAACGGGTATTGCCACCGCAAACCGGGCATGGCCCCTCACTGCGGTTGGTTGGAATACCGAGCCGTTCAAAAATTGGCTGCCAGTGACCGGTCGCCTTAACGCGCACATCATTAATAAAATTATCTTTCACGGCTTAACCTCATCCACTGGCTGAAACTCTATTAAAAAGCGCAAATCAGACTGCACACACGGCGATGCGTAGCCATCTCGATAAAATGTCACTCTGTTGAATCGGTAACTTTCCACAGTCACTAGGCAGCCGCGTTTATCCTTCCATTTGTCGCCTTTGCAGATCACAGGATGAGACAAGCCGCTGGCACCAAAGCCAGTTAATTTCTTTTTCATGGTTTATTACCCGATTAAATTAATTACTGTTCTGCTCGTCGCTGTCTTTGACTGATCGCTTGCTCCCGGTGCGGCGCTCCATTGCTCGTAACTGAGCTTTTGCATTAGCACTGTTATCCTGTAAGGCACGAGCGATAGGCATTATATTCATCAGCATATCGCCAATTTTCCGTAGATCATTAGCCGCCATTTCTTCACTGTAATTACATGAATCATTGTCCGTCGCCCAAAACATAAGATGCCCCACCGGCTCCAGACCAGTAAGAATTCCTGACAACGCATCACTGCTATTGCTATAGATTTCATCCAGCTTTTCTTTGCTGGCATCAGGGAAACTTGTTTTAACCAGATCGTTGTAAATACTCATGATTTCCCCTCTTTCTCATTCACAAGACGATTAAACCGGTGTTCTGTCCTTATGGTTGCGTGTCTCAATTCACTGATCAGTGTCTTGAACCGTGCACCAGCTCGCGGATTGGCATCCCGCAAAGGCTTATCAAGGTGAAGCATCCACAGCTCAAGCAATTCATTGGCATAACGAACTGCTATGGCAGCGTCGGTAACTGTTTGAATCGCTTCCGCTTCAATGACTGTGATTTTTGTGCTCATGCTGTAACCTCCATCGCCAGACGGGACTGGATAGCGGACGCTTTGCTACCAAGCTGTAAGTAAGTGCGGGTAATTGCCGGGTTGCTATGCCCCAGCATTTCAGAAGCCACCAGCAAGCCCTGATCGCCTCCGGCAGACATGAGGTTAAACGCTGCTATTTTGCGGCTTGAGTACGCGCTAAGGCGCAGCTTGGCGTTGATGAAGCGCGTGAACCACGCCATTACGCCATGAAGTTTTCGCCAGATGGTTTGGCGGGTCACGCTACCTTCCAGACATTGGCAACGGTTACTTTCGATTTGAGAGCGGGAAAATACCAGGTCGTCTTCTACCAGATTCCGATCCTGACGGTCGCGCAGCCGCTTGATGATGCCGGGCGGTAACTGTTTGGTGTCGTGTTTGACGTCAGCCTTTGCCACCAGTTCGAACACTATCGCCTGCTCTTCGTCGTTCATGTCGGCGGCCAGATCGTCACAACCGATGCTATCCCACTTCATGTAGGCAATATGATCGGCGGCGAGCCGTGCGGCGTCCTTGCGCTGCTGGCGTACAATCTCGATACCTTTGCGAGTTGCCCGCGCTTCTGCGGCTTTGGTCTGCTTGGCAACGATAATGGTCGCCTGCCCCGTTTCCCAATTGACGCAGGAATAGCGCAGGTTGCAAACATCACTGGTACGCCAGCCGGTCACGGTCGCAATGTCCCACCAGAGCAACACCCAATCGGGCTGTGTCTGCTGTATACGCTCACGGAGCTTACGCTGCTCGTCGCGGTCATAGACAGGGGTCATGGTGCGACTGCCCTTTGTGCTCGCCGCTTTAACGACATTGCCGCGCAGCTCGCGGGCTTTGGCTGTCAGAGTCTGGAGGTTAAACATGGCGTACCTCCTGCACCGGAACGCGACCGGCAAAGAAGGTAACGTGATCTCGCGCCAGTGATCGGCGTGCTTCACGTTCTGAATTTGCTGCAATGTGGTGGATAACGGCTTTGATTGTCGGACAATCACGGCGAACTGCGGCGATAATCCAGATAAATTGCGGACTTTGGGTGAGGATAGTAGCCATGTGGCAGCCTCCTTGAAGAATTTGGAGTCACCACCTGAGTTCCTACACTCTTGATTGGTGGTGACGTTGACGGGGGTAGGAATACCGGTCTTCAAGGAACCCGGCCAGCCCGAAGGCTGCCCCGCCAACGCCACCATTGATTCTTTGCGGATCAGTGCCGCTGAATGTGGTAATGCTGACGTTACGACATAAAAAAAGACGCTATCGGCGTCTACTGTCGCCTTGAAGAATACCGGGTTCCTACGCCCGACACCAGATTTTGCTGGTGCCTTTGCAGTGTAATACTGGTTTGCGAAAACTGGCAAGCCGTTTTTTCTACACTGGATCACAGAGCGCTTATTTCCCGGCATCCAGTCGCTAAGTGACGGAATACCGGAAGCGTCGTTTTCAGCATGACAGCGCCCCTGACCGGTTGAGGCCATAGCATTAGAATTCATAATTTCGGCTCCGTTATGCGGCGTGCGGGCTGCCTGGATAAAGCGAGAGAATATCGGCAATAGCCTGTTCGGTTAGCCCTTGATAACCACCAGCACCAGCGTACTGATTTACGAGCTGGATAACCTTCAGCACATCACCACGACAGGCGAAGCGGTATCGCATGTGCGCACCGATGCCATCAGTATTGGGTTCTTCCGAACGCTCCAGGCAAATATTCAACCGGCGTTCTAACTCGCTGGCATAGTTTCGGCCAGAAGAAAGGCGGCAGTAGCGGAGAATGTCATTTTCAGTCCAACCCTCAACGCCAGTTCGCAGCATATAAACGCGAGCGCGGTGTTTTTTTGGTGTGCGCTTTGGCTCTTGAACGGTACTGGTAGCAGGCGTAATATCAGATGTGCGAATATCTGAATTAGCCGCCTGCTGTATTGGGCGGTTTTTCTTTTCCATTACGCCACCTCACCACGAGATTCAGCGATACGCTGATTAATCCAATCATCGATTTCGCTTTCAATAAAAGCGATAGACCGAGAACCTATTTTAACTGCGGCGGGAAAGCGTTGCTGGCTCATCAGGCGATACAACCATGCTTTGCTATAGCCAGTACGCTTCTGTACTTCGGCAAATCTTATTAATGATTGAGACATGTTTACCTCGTAACGTCTATTGCGGTTTACGAGGAATATTCAAGCAAACAAACTAATACAGGTGTGGAAGTCACAATAAAATAGAATGAACTTCATTTTGAAACGGACTTGGAAGCCCGTTTCGAAGTGCCAATTTATTCGGCTGTTTTTGGTGAGTAAGCCTTGAGAGCCTCATCAACAAGATCCGTCAGGCGTCGCTCCGAGATGTTAAACTCAATCCCCTGCCCTGAGATGTTGGTAATAGCATTTCTGACAATTGCGCTCTTGTTTAGCTTGTTTCCATGGCGATACTTTGGTGAAGCCTTTTCAAGTGAAATTGCCATTCCAGCAATAAGCTTCAGTAATGTGTCTCTTCCGGAGAAATCGACTTGTTCGACCTGCTCAAGCTGTTCTGGCTGGTCGCTGGATTCCTCATTGATCGCAGTTGCCATCGAAGGAGCTTCACATGCCACCTCCGCACATTCATAAGGAATACCTGCGACGATATGATTAACAATGTCTAGATCGATCTTGTGAAGCACCAGATCACTTACAGTAAACTCAAGCGGGAACTGACCAGCAGATAATTCATAAGTCGAACGTCCGCGCGGCTCTGTTACATGGATCATAATACGAAAGTCTCTATTTGCATTATATGGCGAAGCGGCAAATCGTTCTACAAGCCCAAACTTATTCCTGAGTGTCTCGATTGCGTTATCGCATGGAACCCAAAAATCATTCGCATAGCCTTTGATTCTATAGACTTGACCTAATTGGTCAAAATGCCCTGAATCACCAATAAACTCACTGTCATCACTTTTAAAAGAAAACTCATTTTGAAAATGAATATCATCGGCCAATATACTTCTTTTAAACTCAACGCTTTCATTATCTACGGATAGAATCGTTGCTCTACGATCAGACAGTTTTAAGCATAGAGATATTTTCTTTGTCTCGTACCAGTGAAAAAAGTCATCAATTTCACAGCCGAAAAATTTAGCTGCTCTTTCAAGAGAGCAATATTCAAATGGAATAATCTTCAGTGCCATACGCCACCTCGCGCCCTCTTTCGATTAAGGGGCCATGCCAGCCAGCAGAGGTGTACTGGTTTTCGGGGATCAGCCTAGGCACAGCCTTTTTCTTTCAAGTCTACCGTAGTCTACTACAGTAACTTAGCGGTTTGCAGTCACGCACCTTTCCCGAACGCGCCATGAATCACGTTTTCCCGGTGTTCCAGCGCATCCATATAGTCGGCATACCACTGGAGCATCTCGCGCCGCCCATCCAGATACTGCGCATGGTTGTATGTCCCGCGAATGCTGTTCTTATCCACGTGTGCGAGCTGCGTTTCTATCCAGGCGGTGTTGTAGCCCTGCTCGTGGAGAATGGTACTCATGGTGTGCCGGAAACCATGACCGGTTACGCGGCCACCGTATCCGATGCGTTTGAACACCTGGTTGATACTGGCCTCACTCATGGTTTTTTGTGGGTCATTACGCCCGGGGAACATGTGGGGATAGCGTCCTGTCATTTCACGAATGCGCGCGATGATGGCTTGGGCCTGTGATGACAATGGCACTATATGCGGTCGGCGCATCTTCATCCGTTCCGCTGGAATTTCCCACACCGCAGCATCAGCATCGATTTCCTGCCATGCAGCCCCTCGGAGCTCACCAGTTCTTAATCCAGTGATGATCAGCAAACGCGCAGCCAAAACCACCAGCATGCTGCCGGAATAGCTGGAAAGGGCATCAAAGAACGCCGGTAACTCAGAGGTGTTCAGGAAGGGGTAGTGTCTGGATTCATGCCCCTGCATAGCGCTGGTAAGATCCGGAGCTGGGTTGTATTCAGCCCGCCCAGTGACAATGGCATAGCGAAAGACTTCACCGCAGCGCTGCCGGACCTTCTTGGCCTTCTCCGTTGCCCCTCTCCCCTCCATACGACGAAGCACATTAAGCAGTTCAAGCGGCTTGATTTCCGCGATCGGCTTTTTGCCGATGTAAGGGAAAACATCTTTGTTGAACGCCTCCATAATGTCCGAAGCATACCCATCCGACCATTTGTAGAGCTTGCTGGCATGCCATTCGCAGGCGATTTCCTTAAAAGTGTTTCTGACGTTTGCCTCTCGGGCTATCTTCTCTTCCCGCTTTGCTTCGTTGGGGTCGATACCCCCAGCGATACCCCTTTTTGCCTCATCACGTTTGGCCCGCGCATCAGCCAGAGTAACTTCGGGATATACCCCCAGCGCCAGCAACTTCTCTTTACCTGAGACGCGATACTTCATTCGCCAATACCGGGAGCCATTCGGATTTACGAGTAAATAGAGACCGCCGCCGTCAGAGAGTTTGTACGGTTTCTCTTTGGGCCGGGCAGTATCAACCTGGCGGGCATTGAGCTTCATCTGGGGGTATCTCCACAAGGCAAAACAGCACATACCCCCGAAAATACCCCCAACGACACGTAGATTCTGGGATTGAGTAGTAGACGTTGAGATACCAGCGGGAGCGCTATAAAGCAGAGTATAAAGGGTTCTTGTGGACTTTAGTAGACGTTAGAAGATGTTTGAATGGTGCCGATAATAGGAGTCGAACCTACGACCTTCGCATTACGAATGCGCTGCTCTACCAACTGAGCTATATCGGCCCTGAAAGGCCGGTTACTAGCGTAACCACGGGGCAAAAGAGTAGATCTAACAGGGTGGTGCGTCAATGGCCTTGCGAATCAAACGGCTATTTTTGCACCACCCACGCTTAT